AACAAGATTTTTTACTAATCCTTCTGGCCCAATGAAGAAACCAAACGGGCAACCAACAAGGCTTGCTCTTTCAGCCGCTGCTTGGGGGGAGCCAGTACCAAGTGATGCTGCTGCTGCTGCGCGGCTTGCGGCAAAGGGAAGAAGGCTTTTAGAAAGATATAGAAGGCAAAAGGAAGCAAAGAAGTTTGATGGGAGCACCTCTGGTCTGGTTGATATGAATGAAGATTATGATTTAGATGCAGATGAAGCAGCAATTGAAGTATTACTAGATACCATCTTTGATGATCTAGATGACGTTATTGAGCAAGGAAAGACTTATTTTGAGGGGATTGATTTAGAAAATGAAGAAAACCTCGAAATCTCATTGCTAAATGATGTAAAATATGATAAGGTAAACCCTATGGATAATTTAATTAATAGTGATGAAAATAAATTATCACTTGTTAAAAAGTTTGTCGCTTGGCTTAGTTCGGAGTCAAGCGATGTCAGTCTTAATAAAACTGACGATGCTGAAGCCACATCCGAGGCAGCAGTACATACTGAACAAATGGAGGAACAAGAAATGGATATTGAAATGTTGAAAGAAGCTCTTGGCTCCGTCATTGATCAGAAGCTTAACGACTTTGCCACTTCGCTTAAGGCTGAAGTTGAAGCAAATGTTGCTGCTAAGATCGATGATGTTGCAAAAAGCTTAGAATCACAGAAAACAGAGCTTGCTCAAAAGTTGGAGACAACCGAGAAGGCTCTGCAAGAACAGACTGCTAAGGTTGAAGAAATTGCAAATGCTGGCGCTGTTAAAAAGAGTGTTGACCCCGAAGACAACGATGAAGAGGAGACAATTGTTAAGTCTGCTCCGCAATCGGTCTGGAACAACATTTATCTACCTCAGGCTCTGATTGAGTCTTTGGGTTATAAGTCATAATAAGGAGGACTTAAACATGGCAACACAGGAAGAAATTCTTTCTAAGGCTGGCGAAGTAACCACGTCATCAATCGTCAGCGGTAATGCAAACGGTGGTTTGCTCAAGCCTGAGCAATCAAATCGTTTTCTTGATTTCGTGGTTGATCAATCTGTTCTGATGAAGAACGCTCGTATTGTTCGCATGCGTACACCACAAGTTGAAATTGATAAATTGTCAATCGGTGATCGTTTGCTTACTAAGGCAACTGAGGCAAGCAACACTGGTTCAAATGTGGCTGTTACCTTCTCTAAGGTTTCGCTCTCCAGCGTTAAGCTTCGTCTTGACTGGGCGCTCAGCACAGAGTCATTGGAAGACAACATCGAGGGTACTTCGCTAGAAGATCACATTGCTCAGGTTATGGCTCGTCAAACAGCCAATGACTTGGATGACTTGTTGATCAATGGCAACACATCTTCGGCAAACGGTCTTCTGAAAGCAGTTGATGGGTTCCTTAAGTTGGCAACGGCTGGTGCTGGTGCAACGGGTACAAAGATCGTTGATGAAGGCGGCAACAATGTTAGCCGTGCAACATTCGATCGTATTCTTCGCAACATGCCGACAAAGTATCTGCAGAAGCGTAACGAGTTGCGTTTCTTTGCTGGCCCCGGCGTTGTGCAAGATGTTGCATTTAGCTTGCAGAATCCAAACTCTGCAACTGCCGCAACAGCAGGTGCTCCGGCTCCTGGCTCAACCTTTGGTGAGCAAGCATTCTTCCAGGGTTCCATCCGTGCAAACGGTGGTCCTGGTGCAACAGGTATTGCGCCATATGGCATTCCACTAGTGGAAATTCCACTGATGCCAGAAACGCTTACTGGTGACTATGCTTCCCCATCTGGTAGCCACGGTCATATTGAGTTAATTTTCCCCAACAACAAGATTGTTGGTATGCACAGAGATATCACCGTGTATCGTCAATTCCAGCCCAAGACTGATGTGATTGAGTATACTCAATTCCTCAGAATGGGATGCCAGATTGAGCACCTTGATCACTATGTGCTTGCAAAGAATGTGAAGTTGCGCACACTCTGATAATAACTGGTTAATGTTGATGGCGGGGTGGGGAAACATCCCACTCCGCCAAAAACATAATGGAGTCTTATGACAGATAATGTAATTAAAAGTGAAGATGTCGCCCCAAAAAAAACGACAAAGCCAAAACCAAAGAAAGTGGAGCCAACAACTCCTGTCTCTGGTGATAAAGTCGTTGTTTATTTTGAAGGAAGCGTATATTCCTTTGTAGATGGAACTTCATTCACATATCAAAATCCGATGAAAGAATGGCCGGCTGATGATGCTGAAAGATTATTCAATATGGGACTTTTTAGAAGAGCAACTGACGAAGAAAAGAAGTTATATTATAATAGTGTGGAGGCATAACAATGGCTGGCAATCTTTCTAATTATCTTGAGAATAAATTACTTGATCACTTTCTTGGCACAACTTCATTTACAATGCCAGCAGCCGTTTATGTTGGCTTGTATTCTGCTGCCCCTGGTGATGCTGGCGGTGGCACAGAGGTTAGCGGTGGCTCTTATGCTCGTCAGTCTGCCGCATTTACTGCAGCCGCAAGCGGCGCAACATCAAACAGTGCAAATATAGATTTTACAGGAATGCCTGCCGTTACTGTTGTGGCAATTGGTATTCACGATGCATCCACTGCTGGTAATCTTTTACTGTGGGGAACTCTCACGACAAATAAAACAACAGATGCAGGAGATACGCTAAGAATTGCCACAGGCGATCTTGATATCACAATTGACTAAGGAGAGCCTATGAAAAGACAAGAGTTTAGTGGCGGTGTACTAAGAACAACGTTATCTGCCAATATTAATAACGCTGCCAGTTCTATTGCTGTTGTAGATGGTTCTACATTTCCTTCTGGCTCTCTACCTTTTGTAATTGTAATTAATAGGGGCAATGCGGCAGAAGAAAAAATTTTAATTTCCACCAGGGCCGGAAATACATTTACCGTTTCCAATCGCGGCTATGATGGTTCTACAGCAAACTCTCATTTAAATGGTGCTTTTGTTGATCATGTTCTTGACGCAACAGTAATTCAAGATATGAATCATACCACATATGATAATGAAATTTTGGTTTGGATGGGGGCTGACTAATGGCTAGTTTAACACCTAAAAGTTTTTTTGTTGGTTCAAATGTTGGAGCTGGCTCTAATGTTTACACTGTTGCAAATACCGTTGGTAATTATTCAATAATTAAAAACATTAATTTGTGCAATACAACAGCATCAAATGCTGTCTGCAATATTCATCTATTGGTTAATGGGGCAGCAGCTGGTAATAGTAATAAAATTTTGAGCAATGTAAGCGTATTGGCAAACAATGTTGTTTTCTATAACACTTCCATAGTCGTACCTGCTAATAGTAGTATTCATGTTGCACAGACAACAGCCAACGCTGTAACATTTACAATTAGCGGTATCGAATATGCCTAATCTTAATAACTCAGTACTTGTACCAGAAGCAGTCACAGGTGGTGCAACTGTATCTTCTGGAGCACCAGAATCGCCAGTAACTGGCGCTCTTTGGTTTGACTCAGATGATGGTAAGGTGTATGTATATTATGATGGCTTCTGGGTTGAAATTGGAGGCAATCCACTTGCAATTTCTATAAGCGCAAGCGCTCCAGCAAATCCAATTACAGGTCAAATTTGGTTTAACACTTCTAATGCTGGTACATATATCTATTACGATGGTTTTTGGGTTGAAATTGGTGGAACACCCCTTGGTGCAATTGTTAGCTCCTCCGCTCCGGCAAGTCCTTTAACTGGTCAAATATGGTACAACTCAGATGATGCTGGTGCATATATTTATTATGATGGATATTGGGTTGAAATTGGCGCAGCACCATTCAATACATTAATTAGCACTATTGATGCTAAAGGCGATCTTCTGGTAGGAACTGCAAATGACACAATTGGTCGTTTAGCTGTTGGGACAAATGGTTATGTTCTTGGAGCAAACTCTTCCACCGGGACTGGATTGGAATGGGTGCAGGTTTCAAGTAATCCATTGACATCTAATGCTGCAGCCATATTTATTATGGACATTGGAGCGTAATTTAATGTATAATGTAAAAGGAGCATAACATATGGCAGTAGGCGATAGAACAGAAACAAGACTTGGTGGACCAACACAATTGGGTACAACAACAACGACCATTGCAACCGTTGCTGCAAGCCGGGTTGAGGTATTAAAACAAATTATTATTACAAATACAGATACGGTTGATAGGACATTCTCTTTGGCGATCGGTACTGCTGCAACTGCAGCAAATCGAATTATTTCCCAATTACCCATTGGCGCAAACGACATTATGGTGCTTGATACAGCGCTCGTTCTTACGGCGGGTGAAACCCTTCAGGGGCTTGCAGATGCGGCAAGCGTCGTTAATGTGACCGTCATCGGGTGGGAAAAGGAAGTTTAATTCCCAATGCCAATTACATCCGCCTATGGTGAGTATCGCTTAATCAATGTATTGAGCGTTGAGTATCTGCTGGTCGGTGGCGGTGGTGGTGCTGGTAGTCCCGTAGCCGCATCGTTCGGAACAGGTGGTGGCGGTGCTGGTGGGTTTCGCACCGCAACGGACTTGATTGCGAAAGGGAACACCTACACGGTGACGGTTGGCGCAGGTGGTTTA